AATAAATGCAGTAAAAACTGGTTTAGAAATGCTTAAGGATTTAGATAAATTTAATGCTGAAATTACTCAAGAAGGTATTCCTGCATTTGGAATGGGATTGGGAATCAATACAGGAAATGTTGTGGTAGGCAATATGGGTTCTGATCAGCGGTTTGATTATACATGCCTTGGTGATCACGTTAATCTCGCTGCTAGACTTGAAGGCCAATCTAAAAACTATGGTGTTCGAATCATTATAGGTGAGAATACTGCAAATCTAGTAAAATATAAATATAATGTAGTTGAGTTAGATACCATTGCAGTAAAAGGTAAATCGATTGGTGTTAAAATATTTACCATTGCAGATATAGATGATCTTGCTTCTCATAAAAAGTTTCTTCGTGCTTACTATGCAGGAGAATGGAGAGCAGCTTCTTTATTAACAACTAAACTAAAAGAATCTAATCCATTTCTTATTACATACTATGAGAATATGGCAGAGAGAATGTATTCTGTACCACCTATTAATTGGGATGGTGTTTATAAAGCAACTAGTAAGTAAACCCAATACAGTTATATTATAATAAGTTGGAATTAAAGTAAAATTATTTTTTATTGGAGAGAGTAAAAATGTCAGAAGAGAAAGAATTTCACCCAGCAGATACCAACGGGGATGGTAAAGTTTCAACTGAAGAGCATAAAATGTATATGGAATTTAAGCGTAAAAAGCTTGAAGACGAAGATGCAATGAGAGATGCTCAAAGACAAATGACATGGTTCGCATTATTTGGCATGTTATTATACCCAGTTGCTGTTATACTAGCAATATTATCTGGATTAGATTCTGCAAGTAAAATATTAGGAGATATGGCAGCAACATATTTTGTTTCTGTAGCTGCAATTGTTATGGCATTCTTTGGTAAGACTGCATACGAAAGCAAAAATACCCCTAATAAATAATAAACGATAAACTGATTTGAAAAGGAAAACATTATGGCTAAATCAAAATCACTAGAAAAAACGGCACACTTTACTACTCATAAGAGAACATCACAAGGTGGCAAAAAACCTAAGATGCAAACAATGAATAAGAGTAAGAAAGCCTCTTACAAAAAATATAGAGGACAAGGTCGCTAAGAAACCTTGTCGTAATAGATCTAATATCCGAATATAAACTGCCTCTGAGAGCTTCCCAGAGGTGTGTTTTTACATAAAAAACATCAAAAAATAGCATAAAAGAGTGTACTTTAATTCATATTTAGTGTATAATTAATTATAGATTGATTAAATGGAGAGAGAAATGACACAATTTATAAAACAAAATTTTGATTATAGTGACGGTTGGTTAACATATAGAACCGACATTAAAACCCGTCCTGAATTTGTTGCTAGATTTAAATACAACAAATCAGACAAACCTAGCTTCCTTAAATTTCTAATTAAAAACTTCACAGTTGAAGAATATAGAGATTTTACAAACAAACTTAATTTGGCACCATTACAAGCCTTGGCTACAAAAGGCTATGTGCCACCAAGCATTAAAAACTTTGATGTTAAATTATTTTTAAGGAGAGCATAATAGATATTTCAAAATTAAAACAAGTAGTAATAAGTGGTCCAGAAGATGGTGAAACTATTGCTATGATAGTAGATAACACAGCATACTTAATTCAAACTCACGGTATGAGTGAAGCAATATTTAGAATGAAACGTGAGCATGGTATTCAAACACATGAATGGATGTTGTCATGTGACAAGGCTGTTTTAATTCCAGGCATTTGGGAATATCAAATGGCAGTTTATAATGGTTTACTTTAAATATTAATTGTGATATAATACTATTATAGTACAGCTAATTATAGGTAGCTTAAGTCCTATAACCAGAGAGGTCTGGAACCGATTCAAGCGGAACGTAACGAGCCTTATACGAACTGGCGGTTTAGGTAGGTAACCTCAAAACGAGCTCAGGAGGAATAGCTAATCTTTCCGACCTGTAGCAATTACAGGAATACGATTAGCACTTTTTTTATTAACTGAAGGATATATTATGGAGATCTATGAAAAAATTGACTTTACCGATAGCGATTTTAAAACCTTACTTAGGGAAAAATTACACGAAAATGAAGTCAGCGTTACTTTCACCAAAAGGGATGGTTCTGAGCGAGCAATGCAATGCACGTTATCAGCTGCCAGAATTCCCGGAGAACAGTTACCTAAAGAATCAGGTACCGGCACTGTTAAAACCTTTTCCGAAGAAGCCATCAGAGTCTTCGACACCGAAAAATCCGAGTGGAGATCTTTCAGATACGACTCAATCAACGTAGTTAAATTTTAAGGATATATTATGCAATTAATTGATCAAGACAAAAAGAAAATCAGAGACGCAATGCAAGAAGCTTCTAATTCATTAATTAGAATGGAAGCTGAAAGAGACTTAATAAAAACTATTGTTGAGGACTTATTCGAACAATTTAAAATTCCTAAAAAGACTTTGAATAGAATGATCAAGGTCTATCACAAACAAAACTTCAATGAAGAGATAGCGAATAATGATGAATTCCAAACTCTTTACGAATCTGTTACAAAATAATATTGTACTTTAATTCATATTCAATGTATAATGGTATTAATAATTAAATTAAAAGGTTACCAATGGCAAAATCATCAGCAAAACACTTAGCTTTTGTAGAAAAAGTTAATGCAAGATATAAAGGAGGTTCTGCTCCTTTAGTAACTGAAGAAAATTATCGGTTAGAGTTTCCAAGAGCCTTGGCATATCATGCATTAAATAAAGAAAAGAAACAACTTGCTAAAGCTGTTTATGCATATCTCAAAAAGAATAATACCGAATATGTTTCTGTTATTAAGAAAGTTCCTGATTGGGAACTATTAACTATAGGTAAAGTTATATGTGTGATTAATGACGGAAGTTGGATCCAACAAAAAGATTATGTATATTTAGAGACTAAGTTAAATGAACTTTATATCAAATATAAAAATATCCAGTCAATGAAAGTAGAAGATGAAAATACTGAGCAAAAGCCTAAGGCTCCCGCTGTATCAATCGAACAAAGAATTATCGATTCGGCTAGAGCTCAGAGTGAAGAAATTGATTATGCGATCGATGAGTATATTAATGAAAAGTCTTCTACTTTCTCCACTAAAGCAATGCTGCTGAAAAATAGTATATCAGGAGCTGTTGCAAAACGTATAGGTGAATATTATCAAAATCCACTTAACGAAATTAATGAAGCAATTGCAGGTACATGTGATCAGTTATCAGAAGGTTATTCATTCTTTACTAAAGCAGAATTAAAAAAATTCAGAGACTTCTTACAAAGTATTGTTAATGATTGTAAACAACATGCAGTGATAGTTAAGAAACCTAGAATAGTTAAACCTAAACCCGCAGGTGTGCTTGTTAAAAAAATGAAGTATATGATAGAGTTTAAAGAATTAAATATGAGATCAATCAATCCTGCTGAGATTGTTAATGCGGATGTTGCTTATATATATAATACTAAGACAAGAAAGTTATCTCGGTATGAAGCTGATGATCGTGAAACCTTATCAGTAAAAGGTACCACTATCATTAATTACTCAGTTAGTAATTCAGACTCTAAAACGATACGTAAACCAGAAGACTTCTTTAAGAAACTTGATTTAGGTAAACGGGCTATGAATAAACTCTTTACTGATTTAAAAACTAAACCATCTGAACCAAGTGGTAGAGTAAATACTGATTGTATTATTATAGGAGCATTTTAAAATTATTATTCTAGATTACAGTCAGATTGCACTAAGTAATATATTACCATTTCAATCTGATCTTAAACGCAATACAGAAGAGCAAACGGTAGACTTAATACGACATGCTACACTTGCTTGTATTAAATCATACAAGAAAAAGTATGGTAAAGAGTATGGCGATATAGTTATTGCGTGTGATGGTAAATCTTATTGGCGTAAAGAAGCTTTCCCACATTATAAAGCTTCTCGTAAAGCTAATAGAGAAAAATCTGATTTAGATTGGAATTTAATATTTACTACTCTAGGTAATTTAAGAGAAGATTTAAAATCGTATTTTCCGTATAAGGTTATACATGTAGATAGAGCTGAAGCAGATGATGTTATTGCAGCACTAGCTAAGTGGAGTCAAGAGAATGAATTAATACAAGAAGGATTATTTAGTGAACCTCAAAAAGTATTGATTGTATCTTCTGATAAAGACTTTATACAACTACAAAAATATAAGAATGTTAGACAGTGGAGTCCTATGCAAAAGAAATATGTAGAGGGTTCACAAAAAGATATTCATGAATATACTATTACCCATACGGTAAAAGGTGATACTGGAGACGGTATACCTAACATATTAAGTAAAGACGATGTGTTTGTTAGTGGTGATAGACAGAAACCATTCTCAAGTAAACGTCTAACTGAATTTTATGAACACGGAATATTAGCATGTAAAACTGAAGAAGAAAAACGTAATTATCAACGCAATCTTATGTTAGTTAATTTTGATTTTATTCCAAAAGATGTTCGATCAGAAATACTTACATCGTTTGAAGAGAATAAACCTAAAGGCGATAAGATGATGATCATGAACTATTTAATTAAAAACAAATGTCGATTATTACTCGATGATTTAGAGGAATTTTAAATGCAAACATATTTACCAGAACTATTAGAAGAAATTAATAGTGATCCTAAACTGATTGAAAAATATAAAGGCGATTCAGCTTTAACTATATTATTTAAACATGCGTTTATACCAGAGCAAAAATTTTTATTACCGGAAGGCGAACCTCCATATAATAAAGATGCTGCTCCAATTGGTATGTCACCTGCCATTCTTAGACAAGAGTTAAGAAGGTTTTATGTTTTTACTCGAACAGATTTACAACCATTAAAGCGTGAACAATTGTTTATTAGTTTATTAGAAAGCTTGCATCCATCTGAGGCATCTCTTATGCTTGCAGTTAAAGAACAATCTATCCCTAAACTATATAAAAAGATCACTCGTAAATTAGTGGAAGGTGCAGGGTTTATTCCACCATTAGAAAAATAAAGGTACCTTAATTATGAAATATTGTATAATGATAGTAATACTAGCAATATCACTGCTATATATCCATTCATACGGACTACTTATTTAATGAATATATTTTACTTACATGAAAACCCAAAACTATGTGCTGAATATCACGTAGATAAACATTGCGTTAAAATGATAGTTGAATCATGCCAATTATTATCAACTGCTCATCGTCTATTAGATGGTGAAGAATATGAAGGTCGTAGTAAAACTGGCCGTAAAGCACGTCGGTGGAAACTATCAGATGAAAGAGAAACCTTATTATATAGTGCTACTCATATTAATCATCCTTCTGCTGTATGGTGTAGAGCGTCTAAATCTAATTATATATGGTTACACAATCTTCTTATTGAATTATTAGCAGAATACACATATCGGTATGAAAAAACTCATAAGTGTACAGAATTAGCTAACGCTTTACGAGCAGTTCCAACCAATATATTAGATACAGTATTTACTGCACCAACTCCTGCCATGCCAGATGAGTATAAAGTACCAGGCAACGTATTACAATCTTATCATAATTATTACAATGGAGAAAAACAAAGAATGTTTGCTTGGAAGAAAAGACAGGCTCCTTCCTTTATAAATAACTATATGAAAACGACTGAGGTGCATTATGCCGCTGTATGATTTTAAAGATACAAATACTGGAGATGTATTTGAGAAAATGATGTCTATCTCCTCCAAAGAACAATATCTAAAAGAAAACCCACACATACAGTCTCATATTAGTGGCATGCCGCCATTAATAGATCCCGTAGCACTTGGTATTCGTAAACCTGATAATGGATTCAAAGAAGTATTACAAAAAATACATTCCAGAGCTCCTGGCTCTGAGCTCGATAAAACTTCTAATATTTAAAGGCACCTATGGCCAGAAAATCAACTTATGCTACTGAACCGCCAGTAGCAGCTAAACCAAAAAAAAATAATTCATTAATAATCAAGGCTGATATGCTTAAAGAATTTGAACCACTAACTGATAATCAAAAGAAGTTTTTTGATGCATATAAAGTTGGTAGTTATTTTATAGCTTTACATGGTGTTGCAGGAACAGGTAAAACATTCTGTGCATTGTACAAAGCAATCGAAGAAGTATTAAGTAAAGAAAACTTCTTTAAAAAAATCATTGTTGTGAGATCAGCAGTACAATCTCGTGACATGGGACATCTTCCTGGTGATGTAGCAGAAAAGATGGAAATTTATGAACAACCTTACCGACAAATCTGTGAGACGCTCTTTGGTAGAAGGGATGCTTGGTCAAGGCTTGAGGAACAAGGTTACATCAGTTTTATCTCTACTAGTTTTATACGAGGTATGTCATTTGACGATGCAATTATTATTGTAGATGAAATGCAAAATATGAATTATGAAGAAATAGATACAGTAATGACTCGCGTTGGATACCGCTCTAAAATTATTTGGTGTGGAGACTATAGACAAACTGATTTAAGAAAGTCGAATGATAAAACAGGGATTCTAAAGTTTTTTGATATAGCTCAACATATGAAATCTTTTGAAAAAATTGAATTTACCGCTGATGATATTGTCAGATCTAGTTTGGTGAAAGATTATATTATGGCTAAAATTCGTTTTGAAGATCTAGTAGAACCAAATTTATAAACAAGGAGAAATACTATGTTAGATATGTTAAATATGGCAGTAGATTGGGTTAAAGCTCAATGGGCTCAAAGAACATCTTGGGACGGTACTGTATTAATCGTAGTAGGTCTAATGGGTCTTTTGGCACACCCATTAATGCATATGGCATCATGGGCAGCAGTTGCTTGGGGTGCTTGGACATTATGGAAACAAGAAAAATAATTGACCTGATTGGGGAGACAAACTCCCCTTTCTTTTTAAGGAAAATCTAATGAATTTATCTAAAAACTTTACACTAGCCGAATATACTAAGAGTCAAACAGCACTTAGACTAGATATAGACAATACTCCAAATGATACTCATTTAGAAGCATGTACAGCTTTATTTGAGAATGTAGTACAACCTATTAGAGATCGATTTGGTCCAACAGTCATTAACTCAGGATACAGAGGACCAGCACTAAATGAAGCAGTTGGTGGTTCAAGTAATAGTCAACATTGTAGAGGTGAAGCAGTAGACATTGAAGTACCAGGTGTTCCTAATGCTGAAGTAGCACAATGGATTGTAGACCATACAGAATTTGATCAAGTGATATTAGAATTTTATACTCCAGGTATTCCTGATTCTGGTTGGGTGCATGTATCATACAAAGCAAATGGTGATAACCGTAAACAAGTATTAACGGCAATGAAAGAAAATGGTAGAACTGTGTATAAAACTGGATTGATTGCGTAATTAAGTGTACTTTAATATCATATTATGGTATAATTAAATTATGAAGGCAGCAGTATTAGGTAATGGACCGTCTAGAGTATCATATACAAATCCATGGCAATATGATTATGTCCTTGGTTGTAATATTCCATGGACTAAAGTTGACGCTACTATTGTTGTAGATATCGAAGTTATCATGCATTTAAGTAAACATCCAGAAAAGATTACTAAAATGTATGCTTCAGCAAATGCATGGAGATATACTGATGAAATTAATAAACGCCATTTATTTGATGGGTGTTTACTCAAGATTATTGAAAAAAATCATCTTGGTGAATCAAGTGCACATATAGCAGCAAAAGTATTAATTGGATTAGGATATACTGAAATTGATATATATGGTTGTGATACTAAATTTGGTACATCAACTACTGAAAGTTATACCCATCAGTATGTTAATACATCTAATGATGATCAAGAAACTGCTGCGGCAAAATGGAGAAAGCGATGGGATGTTATGCAAGGAGCCCATCCTGAAGTAAAATTTAAATTTATTAAGTGATAATATATGAAAAAAATAATAGCAATTGCAATACTAACACTTTCAACATCCGTATCAGCTGAGAAACAAGGTTACTTTTACGGTATACGTTTTGAAAGCCAAGATGCTAAAGGCGGAACTGATGCTATGACATATGGCATGAAGTTTGGTAAAAATGTATATGATTGGTTAGATGTATCAGTATCAACTCGGCTAAAAGATCAGAATGAAAAAAGTAATAACAATGATACACGTCTAGAAGCTGGAATCAAATTAAAGCACAAACTCAACTCAGATTGGTCAACCAGTCTTTATCTAGGTTCAGGTGAGAAATACGTTAATAATAATAACTTCGGCTATTGGGTTACAACTCCAGGTATTAAATACAAAATTAATTCGGATTGGTCAATCGGGACTAGCGTACGTTTTCGTGACAGCTATAATACTAGCTATCAACAGAATGATACTACATATGCAGTTAAACTAGGATATAAAATTGCAGATGATATTACACTAGATACTCGATACCGAATAAAGCGAGGTGATGGACCATATGATGCAGTAGGAATGGGGTTAACATTTAACTTTTAGGAGATATACTATGTCAAAAGAAAAATGGCAAGATTTAGAAATACTTAAAATGAAACACATAGAACTAGATCATAAAATTAAAGCAGGACACAGCAACTTTATAGATGATGTTGAATTATCTAAAATGAAAAAACAAAAATTAATTATTAAAGAAATGATTGAAAATTTACAAGGAAAATAATATGGAAGTAATACCAATGAAAGATAAGTTATTAGTAGCAGAAAATGAAAGAAAGAAAGAAACCGATAGTG